AGACAAGAAAAAAACTTCTTGACAGACTTAAAAAGATTCGATAGAGTAAATACAAGCTCAACCATTGAGTGCGAATAGTCAAGGATAAAGACGTTAAAACCCAAGCGCATTCAATGTTTTTGAATCAATAAGGCACATTAGTCGAACGATTCAAAATTAAAGCTTGACAATTGAATAGGAATATGCATAATAGAATATAACGAGCGCATAGTTTGAGGGTTGGCCACTACGAAGTGTGGACTATGCATGGCACAATTGACAAACAAAAACCTCACCTCAGCAACGTGTTGAAAACCGTTTCTGCCACTACCATAAGTCATGCGTTTGTATGCCGGTAGGCGTGGACTCATTTGAGTAAACATCCGCTAATGCTGATTGGTTCTAATCCGGTGAAGGTATCGAATGGATACGCCCAGTACCCCGAATCGGTAAGTTGTTATTCTCTCTCTATGGTTGTTATCTTGACAGTTGGCACTGGCTCAGTATTGAGCTAGTGTCAGCACTCAAGGTAATGTCGCCTTGGTTACATGAGAGAAATACTAGTTATGCAAATATCAGCATCAAAAGTAGAGTCTTGGACTCGTTGGTCAGCAGTTCGTACAGCAAAGCTTCACGGACGTAAGTTCTTCAACTTTGCAGGTGTTCGCGGATTCATCGCACTGCGTAAATACAAATCGCGTGGCGTTGCAATTCAAACCTCACCATTGACCAAACAAGTACATCTAGGACGGTTAACCGTTGGTCTTGGCAAATACAATTTTGCCTAGTGTACTGCCACTGCACATTGGGTCATCTCAGTGTGCAGTATCGGATACACTCAATAGAGAGAAAACAACATGAAACGCAATAAACTAATGAATGAACTAAAATCCAGGTTTGGCCTCAATGCAGTACCGTCTGAAGAGTTCGGTGAGTCATACCGTGGTGGGATTTGGATTCGTGGGTCAGTGTCAAACGAGCAGACCGATTGGTATAACGCAGACGATACAATGTATCCGGAGCGTCCATTCAATCAATACCTGAAGCAGAAAAAGTGGTATGCGGAGCCTTACGATTCCGAAACCATTATGCTTTGGCAACTGTAGTGTACTGCCTCTGCATACTTGTCTAAGTGTGCAGTATCGGATACACTCCGAAAAAACATAGGGAGAAAACAATGATACGACTCAGCAATGCGAACAAGATGCCTTGTAAATCTTGGTCACTTGAGGCCTTGACAACTTGTCCAGGTTCTGTTAACGCAGATGGTCTGCTTGTCGATGCGTGTCAAGGATGCTATGCGACTACGGGTAACTACAGGTTTCCCAATGTCAAAGCACCGCGACAGCATAACAAAGATGATTGGAAGCGTCACGAGTGGGTGCGCGACATGGTATCAGAGCTTGACAACTCCCGATATTTTCGGTGGTTCGACAGCGGTGATATGTATGACGTGCGCTTGGCATTCAAGATACTTGAGGTCATGCGGGCAACACCGTGGTGTAAACATTGGCTACCGACACGGATGCACAAATTCAAAAAGTTTGTGTCAGTGATTGGTGCGATGGAGCAACTCGATAACGTAGTAGTACGTAAGAGTTCAGATAGCGTAGTAGGTGAGACAATCAAGGGACAGTGTACTAGTACAATTATCCCAGACGTTGACTCAGCAACACGAGAGATGGCAGTATGTCCTGCCTATCAGCAAGACGGTAAGTGTAAAACATGCCGTCAATGTTGGGACAAAACAGTGAGGGTAGTAGCATACCCTGCACACGGGAAGTCAATGATGAAACTCATCAAGACTAAAATGGTAGCGTAACAGAGGACTAACCAATGAGAGTATTAAATTTGTATGCAGGTGTTGGTGGCAATCGTAAACTGTGGACAAACTGTGAAGTCACGGCAGTAGAATACAGCAGTGATATTGCAAATGTTTACAAACAACAACACCCTGATGATACTGTAATTGTAGGTGATGCGCATGAGTATTTGCGTACCAACTACAACAACTTTGATTTCATCTGGAGTAGTCCACCATGTCAGACGCATAGCAAGATGGCTAAAGCAACACGTCATAAATCCAGGAAATTTCCTGATATGAAGTTGTATGAAGAAATACTGTTCTTACAGAATTTCTTTGAAGGGAAGTATGTTGTAGAGAATGTAGTACCATACTATGATCCTTTGATCGCACCAACAAAGCAGGTTGGTAGGCATTTATTCTGGACTAATTTTGACTTTGAAGTTGAGGATATAAAACGTCCTAAAAACTTCATTAACATGTCAAACACGGCAGGTAAAGAAGCACTACAGGATTGGTTAGGGATTCACTATGATGGTAATATATACTATGATGGTAATCATTGCCCTGCTCAAATACTACGCAACTGTGTACACCCAGAGCTAGGTAAACAAATATTTGAGAGTATACATTGAGGAGAAATAATGACAGAGACTCAGAGAAAAGACGTGCTAGAAATGATACTGCTAGCACAGCAACTAAAGATGAAACCCATCGATGTTGCTAAGGTGTTTCAGAAAAAGTATGAGGGTCAGGAACAACCTAACGGAGTTGACCTGATGAAATTCATTAGAGAATGGTGGCATTGGTAATGCATAAAAAAGGATACAACCCACTCTATGTCTTCTCAAAGATACCGAATACAGATGAAGGCAAAGAGTTCGTGAATAACATGCGACAGCATCTGAATCGAGACAGGTATAAGATGCGTGTCAGAGGACAGGGATTGGTTGACGGTGCGGATTGGAGACAGCATATGTGGAGTCACCCTTTAGATAAATCAACACACTTGAGAGTATACATTGAGGAGAAATAATGATTGGAGTATATACTTTCCCGCATGGGATCACGTTAAATCCACGCGAGTGGTTACTGGAAGATGACGATGTTGCAGTCTTTGATACCGTCAAGGACGCCATAGGATTCCTTAACAAGCAAACCGGAGAGAACCACACTGAAGATGAGTGGGAAGACTACGGTATATTTTTTGGGGACTACGATGAGCATTGATCCGCAGACAGGGTATGATGACGACTATGATGAAGCTATCAAGTGGGTCATCCAAGAGGTAGTAGATGCCATACATGAGAAGGCATCATTCTCAAACGAGCAGTGGGAAGCTTTGTATCATACAGTATTTCAGTATGACAAACCTCACTTCCAGGAAATCCAAGAGGTATATCAGTCATACCTCAATGATATGAATAGTGACTACTATGAGGAGGTCTCAGCCAATGAGGTGTAAAGCATGTGACACGCTTCTGTCAGACTTTGAAGCAACCAGACGTGGTGCAGAATCAAACGAGTTTATTGATCTCTGCAACACTTGTTACAACTATGTCACGGATGACTTGCAAGTTGTTGAAAGGCCAGACTTAATGAATGTTGAAGATGAGCTTGACAATTTGCAATGATGTGGTATAATAACTATATAGCTACATAGCTTTACCAAAGCTTTAGTATTAGAATTATATATTCTACTTACCTTTGGTAAACTATGTAGCTAAATAGCTAAGTAGAGGATACAACAATGGATGATATCTCAACAGTGATTCTCGTCAGAGAATTAGACAAACGCATACACATGTATCGTATGCAACAGAAGAATGGACAGCTTCCAGAGGACACTTTCTTGGAAGAAATGTGCTATGTCAACGAACAAAGTGTTGTTGATCTTGACAACGCACTATCAAAAGTGTTAGAATATCATGCTGAACACATCACATTAAGGCATCTTGCTCAGGTTTCTGAGAATCTGGTAGAGTTCAAGGCTTTTATTGATCGTTGTGTGAAGAAACGCGAAAGGAGAAACTAAGTGGCATTCGTAGAGTACGATCTCGCCTGTCCCAAGTGCAACAGCAGTGATGCGTTCGGGATAGACGATAAAGGTTGGGGAAAGTGCTTCAGTTGCGGGGCAAATGTGCCTCCAGAAGGAAGCTCAACAGCAAACGTCATAGACTATAACAGTAGGGCAACCAAGGTGAACACACAAACGTCCCGTACAGAGGCTTACAATGCGTCTGAGGGGGTAATTTACAGGGCTATCACAACTAGGAAACTAGAACTGCCCACCGTACAGAAGTATGGTGTGGGTTATCGAGGGTCAGACTTAATCTTTCCCTTTGGTGACGACAAAGCAGCAAAGGTTCGTATCAACGGTGAGAAAAAGTTCAAGATCGAGGGCAACTGGACAGAAGCCAGTGGTCTTTTCGGTCAGGACAGGTTCAGTGCCGGTGGTACAAGAGTCTTGGTAGTCGAGGGGGAGTTCGATGCAATGGCATCCTACCAAATGCTTGGCTCTAAGTACCCAGTAGTGTCTGTACGCAACGGTGCGCAGTCTGCACTCAAGGATTGTAAAGAAAACTACGAGTATCTTGACAGCTTTGACGAGGTAATCTTCTTCTTTGACAGTGACAAACCTGGTTTGGAAGCACAGATGCAATGTGCTGAGTTGTTCAGTCACAAAGCCAAGTGCGTCAAGGGTGTCAATGGATTGAAAGACCCGTGTGAGTACATGGGAGGTAATCAGAAAGACTTTGTCAATGCATTTTGGAGGGCTGAACGGTGGACACCTGACGGTATTGTGTCAGGCTCGTCACTTTACGACTCCGTAATGCAACCACTGGCTAAGGCTGACGTAATGTACCCGTATGATGGGCTAAACAAGCTGACATACGGCATACGACAGGCTGAACTGGTGACGGTGACAGCAGGATCAGGACTTGGTAAGTCTCAATTCTTGCGGGAGATCGTGTGGCACATCCTACAAAACACAGAAGCCAACATTGGTCTGATGTTCTTGGAGGAATCCACACGCAGGACAGGCTTGTCCCTCATGTCAATGGCGGCATCCAAACCTTTGCACCTGCCTGATACTCAGGTGACGCAACAGGAAAAGGATGATGCTTTTGAGGCTACTTTGGGGACTGATAGGATATTCCTGTTCGATCACTTTGGTTCGTCTGATGTGGACAACATCGTAAACAGGGTCAGGTATCTTGCAAAGGTGGTTGGCTGTGATTACGTGTTCGTTGACCATATCAGTATCATTGTGTCGGCTCAATCAAACGGAGATGAACGCAAGGCCATTGACGAGATCATGACCAAGCTACGAATGCTTGTGCAGGAGACCGGCATATCCTTGATCGTTGTCTCGCACTTGAAACGGCCTGATACCAAAGGCCATGAAGAAGGCGCGTCTACGTCATTGTCTCAGTTACGAGGTTCTGGCTCGATAGCACAGCTATCTGACATGGTGCTTGGCCTGGAACGTAACGGCCAACATGACGATCCTATCGAACGCAACACCACCCGTGTACGAGTACTGAAGAATCGTTTCAGTGGCATCACTGGCAAGGCTTGTGCGTTACTGTACGATCTAGAGTCAGGACGTATGTCGGAGGTTGACGAGGAGGCTTTATGAAACTCAAGAAACCACGGCTAGAGCCTAGTCGAAAGGGGGACCTAGCAGAATACTATGCGGTCACTTGGTTATGGGATAACGGGTATGAGGTGTTTAAAAATTGTGGGTGTACCGGACCTACTGACTTGATTGTTGTCACAAAAGATGGTAAAATGTTACCTGTTGATGTGAAAACTGAAAGGCCCAATGCGTATGGGAAACCATTCACCAACAACCTGAGTGACCATCAACAAGAACTAGGAGTCAATGTAATTGCTTTTAATTCTGAAACAAGAAAATGCAGGTGGGTAAACCATTACCATGAAACAGCTTATTCTAGATATCGAGACGAACAAGAATCATGATACAATCTGGTGTTGTGTCACCAAGGATGTACAGACAGGAGAGATAATATGTCATACCGAACCATCAACTTTGGCTCCATTGGCAAAGGAATACGATCAAATAATCGGTCACAATATAATAGGTTTCGATGCACCAGTGTTGCGCAAGGTTTGGAACATTGGTATAATGAAATCGAAAGCGGTAGACACATTGATTCTTTCAAGGCTTTTGAATCCACAAGTAGAAGGCGGTCACTCGTTAAAATCTTGGGGAACCAGACTGACTAATGAAAAGATCGAGTTTGCGTTTGACGACTTTGATAACGGCTTTACTGAAGAGATGCGCGAGTATTGCATCCAAGACGTTGAGCTTACTTGTGACTTACACAAGCATCTGTTATCATCTTTTAAACACGATGGTTGGAAAACGAACCAGAGTATACTACTGGAACATGAAATCGCAATCATCTGTAGACAGCAGGAGAGACATGGTTTTAAGTTGGATTTACCAAAGGCTATGTGTTTACGTGCTGATCTTGCAGATAAGATGGATGCTATTGAAAGAAAACTTCAGGCTCAGTTTGAACCGATTGTCGAGGAGAGATGGTCAGAGAAGACAGGCAAACGACTGAAAGACAAGGTGACTGTGTTCAATGTCGGGAGTCGTAAGCAAATTGCTGACCGTCTAATGAAGATGGGATGGAAACCTTCCAAGCACACTGAGAAGGGGCAACCGATTGTCGATGAAAGTACTTTGGAAAACATTGACATACCGGAAGCCAAGCCAATCGCAGAGTATCTGATGATACAGAAACGCATTGGCCTTCTCACTTCCTGGATCAAGAATGCAGATGCCGACACAAGCAGGGTACATGGTGCGATCATAACGAACGGTGCAGTTACCGGACGCATGACCCACCACAGCCCTAATATGGGACAGATACCCAGTGTTACCAAGCCATACGGCAAGGAATGCAGGGAGCTTTGGACTGTTGATGATGGTAATGTGCTAGTAGGTACTGATCTATCAGGCATTGAGCTACGTTGTCTTGCGCACTACATGCAGGATGACGAGTGGACAGAGGAGTTGTTGAATGGGGATATCCATCAAAAGAATGCGGATGCGGCAGGGGTTACCAGACCGCAAGCTAAGACTCTTATCTACGCCACGCTCTATGGGGCGGGGCCAAGCAAGATTGGTAGTATTGTCGATGGAACGGCTAGGGACGGTCAAGATATACTTGACCGCTTCTATCAGGGAACACCTGCCCTTTCTCGACTCATGGAGAAAGTTAAAAAGTTGGCGGTCAAAGGGTACGTACCCGGCTTGGACGGTAGGAGGATTATTGTTAGATCAGAACATGCCGCCCTCAATTCACTCTTGCAGGGATGTGGTGCTATTATCGCAAAGCAATGGTGTATTGAAGCCCACAAAACTTTCAAAGAGCAGAGACTTCATGTCAAACAAGTTGCGTTTGTGCATGACGAAATCCAAATTGAAACAGAGGAGAAATATGCTGATGCGGTTGCATCAATCATGGTCAACTCCGCAACAAAAGCGGGGCTTACCTTGGGCTTTCGATGCCCAGTAGATGCCGAAAGTAAAATCGGTAACAATTGGTTTGACACACATTAATTAGTGTGTTATAATATAGTCTATCTTACTTCCCAAAGGAGAAAAGTATGGAAGATACGAAGCCACAACGAGTAAAAATTAAAGGCGACATTATGTGGGCTTACCTGGACAAGGTAAATGATATGTCGGGCAAGTACCAAGTGGACTTGTGTAATCTATCTGACCCTGCTGTCAATGCACTTGAAGGCATGGGACTTACTGTCCGTCAGAAAGAGGACAAGGGCTACTTCATTACTTGCAAATCAAGTAATCCAATCAAGGCTTTCGATAAAGAAGGTGAACTGATTGACGGGGTTACTATTGGTAATGGCTCCAAGGCTATTGCAATGGTAGGTTTTTATGAGTGGACTTGGAAGAACAAGCAGGGTGTATCCCCTTCTTTGAAGAAGCTTGTAGTCGATGAGATTGTCGCCTATGAGGGTGTTGGTGAGCCTGATCCTGTCATGGATGATGACGAGGTACTGTGATGCAACACGCCCTTATTGATGCAGACATTCTGAATTATCGTATTGGCTTTGCAACCAACGATGAACCAGAAGACGTAGCCATCCGCACTATGGCAGGTTTTCTAGAAGATTTACTTCTGTTTGATCTGCCAGAGGTGCAGACGTGGGAGCTTTTTCTGACAGGGAAAAACAACTTCCGCAATGAAGTGGCCGTGACCGCACCATATAAGGGTACTCGTAAGTCTGAAAAACCTACACACTATTCCCTACTGCGTGAGTATCTTGTTCTCTCATGGGATGCTTACGTCAGTGATGGGATAGAGGCTGACGACATGCTTGCGATTCGGTCTACTGAGTTAGGCGAGGATAGTATTATAGTTACTCTTGACAAAGACCTAGACCAGGTTGAAGGTTGGCACTATAACTTTGTTAAGAAAAACAAATACTTTGTAAGCAAAGATGAGGGACTGCTTAACTTTTATATGCAGTTCCTTACTGGGGATTCTGTCGATAATATCATTGGAGTTAGAGGTATTGGGCCTAAAACGGCACTGAAGCTACTCCAAGATAAGACAGAAGAACAAATGTGGGAAGTTGTAGTCGAGCATCTTGGAGAAGATCGAGCCATTGAAAATGGACAGTTACTGTATATGTTACGAGATCACCAAGATGAATTCACTCCACCGGAACTTTGTACACAAGTATAACGGGCTATTCAATAAGCCAAAGGTACACCGTGACAAAAAGAAAGACGCAAAGAAAGGCTACGAAAAGCATAAGCACACAATCTGCAAAGGCCAAAGGCCGTAGATTACAGCAGACTGTACGCGATGCGATCTTAACCTCATTCTCAGAGCTTGAGAACGATGATGTACGATCCACTAGTATGGGAGCAGGGGGAGAAGATATTCTTCTCTCTCCGCTTGCTAGGAAATGTTTCAGCTACACAGTTGAGTGTAAAAACTTAGCTAAGATTGCTGTGTTTAATTATTACGAACAAGCCAAAGGACACACTGCACATGAACCTTTGGTAGTTATCAAACAAAACAGATCAAAGCCTCTTGCAGTGGTAGACTTTGATCACTTCATGGATTTAGTAAGGAGGCAGAAGTAATGCCAGACTTTAGAGAACTAGCAGACACGGTACGAAATATGTCTGCTTACAAACGTCCACCTAATGATATTCAGTTTGGTGGGGAACACTATCGCAACAAATCTATACAGCCTTGGGAGTATATGGAATCTGTATTGACAGAGGAACAATTCAAAGGTTATTTAATTGGTAACGTAATCAAATACATATCCAGGTTTCAAGACAAGGGTGGTTTATTAGACCTAGAAAAATGCTCTCACTATCTTGACAAACTCAAGCAAGTGTGGTAAAATAGTAGGTTCGCATCGTGATTACATTAGACGAATTAAAACAAAAATTAATACAGGTAGACGAGGTTACAC